GCAACTGCTAGAATAGCGGTCAACCTCCCCAGGGACCTTCCCTTATAGCTAAGTAGCTATTAAGTAATTAATAACTTAGCGAGTGGTGGTTTTTAGTCTCCCGCCCCCGAATGGGGGTCAACGGAGCCCATCACCTAATCTTAACGTCTTTTTAGGGATACCTTTCTAGATTAGAAAAGGTCCCACCTAACGATCATCAATGAAAACTAAACTGAAAGGTTTAATCTTTAAAGATTTTCGTCTGGTGAAAGATAGTTATGAGAAGGAGAGGGTGATTTCACTGAGTAATTCGAGAGAATTCCTCAATGCTTTACACACATACTCATGGAAACTTGTTTCCTTGTGTATGGGTACTAAAGTAAAAACCGTTCCTCGGACTTTGTTATTCCACAGATTCGGACTTTTTCTGCTGTCAATGTACAAGCGGAATGGGTCCTTATATGTGGTTAAATATCTTAAAGCTTCTCAGCTTGCTATTCAGAAAGTTATAGCGGGTGAACCTTTTTCTTCATTGAAAGAGATTGAACCTGACTATAATCTTCCTAGGTTAGCCCGTTGTGGTCTGCCACACGTGATACGGTCGCGGGACCGGAGAGCTTTGCTTTCCGGCTCTGCGAACGTAATACGTATGTATTTGACTTTGTTTGGGATCTATCGAGTGATTTCGACGGATCTTCAACCGAAGTTAAATTCCATAACGGATACCTTTAATGGTAATAGAGCGTTTCTGTCGGCGTCTCTGCCTTGGTTCACTAGACATAGTGAAGCAAAACTCGGAGGGCCTATAGATCCGGATTCTATCACCGTGAAGAAATTTAGATTGATCGAGAAAGCCTCTCCTTCCAACTCGTCGAGTTGGAGGGGGATGATTACCGATCTAGTGTTCCTATCTAGAAACACTGTCGTTAATTCTGCTATCTTGAAATATCTAGAGCTAACCTATAGTGGTTATATTCTAGAATACTTTGAACGGATGCAGCAGGAATCTCTATCTCAAGAGATGCCTCATACACTCCCCACAAAGTCTTCGATGGATGTATTCACTTTGAATACCAAGTATCCATTATGGTACCCTATTGGACAGCTATCCTTTAAAAAGGAGGCTGCCGGGAAACTTCGGATCTTTGCACTAGTTGACGGCTGGACTCAGACAATTCTGGGGCCCCTACATGAACAAATGTTTAAGATCTTGAAGCGTCTACCCAATGATGGGACATTCGATCAAGATGCCTCCTTTAAGAGGTGTCAAGAGAAAGTGTCTCGCCTTGGTGTTGCGTACGGATATGATTTATCCGCAGCAACTGATAGACTACCGATGGACCTGCAAGTGGCGATAATGACTTCGTTAGTCGGAAGCGAAATAGCTTCCGCCTGACGTTCGATCCTTGTGGATCGAGATTACTGTATATATGAGAATCCTCATGTAGAAAGTTTTCAGTCAGTTCGTTACGCAGTGGGACAACCAATGGGTGCACTCTCTAGTTGGGCATCCCTCGCTATTACTCATCATATGATAATGCAGTATGCATCGTCATTGTGCGGTAATACCAAGGAATGAGATGATCGGTATGAGGTTCTCGGCGACGATATAATTATCTTTGATGATTATCTCGCTGCTAAGTACCTGGAACTGATGTCTCATTTCGGTGTTCCTATCAACGCCACTAAGAGTGTGGTGTCGATAAGAGGCCGTGATGTTATTGAGTTCGCTAAGCGGACGAGTATCCGTGGTGTAGATGTCTCTCCACTTTCGTGGAAGATGTTTATGTCGCAGGATACTTTCAATGGCCGTTTGGCTATTGTTCAATATCTTGCTGGCAAGGGTATTCTAAAGGTTAACCGAATATTTAATTTGGTCCTTGCGAATACTCGTTGGGATGTTCGTCCGTTACAGGATGAATATTCTAAGTTAGCATTACTAACTAGTTATGCGAAATCTGGTCGTCTCTCTATCATAGCTTTACTCAGACTAATATCTGAGCAAGGTACATTTAGAGTGGTTAAGACCAAGAGCGTGGACTTTGTCCGTCTGGACTCCGCGGTAGCAAATCGTTGGCTAGAGCTGATCAGCTCCGGTCAAGAGGTGCCGCCGTCAAAGACTAGACAGTCACTGTCTTTCTCTTTTGATGCTGCATTCGTTCGTGAGGCTTTAATCGAAGAGATTAAATCCTTAGTTGAACGGATGGGCCCAGATTTCACCGAGAAATGGGTCGCTGCGACTGTTCGGGCTGTAGAGCCTGAATGACCGCTCTACCAAACATGGTACACCCGTAACCAGTTGGAACGGGCGCTCATGAGAGACTTAATGGTGATCCAGGTCATTGCCTGCGAACGCTTCCAGAGCTTATCGATCGATAAGCTCTTAGCGCTTGCTCAGCGACTTGAATCAGCGTTCTGTTCAATCACGATCGCGGGACGAGGAGACGTGGATAGGAAGAAGGTGACTACGTCAACCTTGGCTTTTTTAAAATTCTTTAAAAAATCCTTGGTGAACCGTAGAGCCTTGGCTCCTGCGGTATATGCCTTCCCACTGCGTTTAGACGCGGTGCAGTCAGATTTACTAGCAGGAACTATGTTTGCTCCGAACCTCCGGAAGGGAGGTCGGGACTAATACTTCCAAAGAGCGAGAAGCGGAGGTGAATCCTTCCTTCCATGACTATCTGATCCAGATGAATTTCTGGTTCTTTTAGCAAAAGGGTTAGAAC